AAACAATGCCATTACCGACCGAATATCAGAGATTCATTCACTTATCCCGTTATGCTAGATGGAACTACACTTTAAATAGAAGAGAAACATGGGAAGAAACAGTTGAAAGATACTTTAAATTTTTTGCTGAACATTTGGATGAAAATCACAATTACAAACTAGAAAACGGAACAAGAACAGAGTTAGAGCAAGCTGTCAGAGAATTGAAGGTTATGCCTTCAATGAGGTGTTTAATGACAGCAGGTGAAGCGTTAAAAAAAGAAAATGTTGCAGGATATAATTGCTCTTATGTAAAAATCGATTCTCCACGTTCTTTTGATGAAATACTTTATGTTTTGATGAACGGAACTGGGGTCGGTTTTAGTGTTGAGAAAAATTATGTAGATAAACTCCCAGTGATAGCAGAGGAATTTTTTCCTACTGATACCTGTATTGTAGTGGCAGATAGTAAATTAGGTTGGGCAAAGGCATTGAGGGAATTAATTTCACTTCTTTACGATGGATTAGTTCCTCAGTGGGATGTGTCAAAGGTTCGTCCGGCAGGCACTCCTCTAAAAACATTTGGAGGAAGAGCATCAGGACCAGAACCTTTACAAGACTTGTTCCGTTTTATTACGGAGATATTCAAAAATGCCGCAGGAAGAAAACTTAAATGCATCGAAGCACACGACATCGTATGTAAAATTGCTGAAATTGTGGTGGTTGGAGGTGTTAGGAGGTCTGCTCTTATTAGTCTTAGTGATCTTACAGATGAGCAAATGCGTCACGCTAAGTCAGGAAATTGGTGGGAACAAAATGCTCAAAGAGCCCTCGCAAACAACAGCGTTAGTTATAAAGAAAAACCAGATGTTGGAACTTTCATGCGAGAGTGGCTCGCCCTTTATGATTCAAAGTCTGGAGAAAGAGGCATATATAATGCAATGTCTGCGATGAAACAAGTAGAATCTTTAAATGTTGATGAAGAACAAAGACGAGAACCTAGATCTGATTTCGGAACCAACCCATGTTCGGAAATTATCCTTAGATCAAGAGAATTTTGCAATTTATCCGAGGTTGTAATTCGAAAAACTGATAACTTAGAATCATTGAAAAATAAAGTAAAAGTTGCAACAATTTTAGGAACGTTTCAATCAACATTGACAAATTACAAATATCTCAGTAAAGAATGGAAGCGCAACTGTGATGAAGAAAGACTCTTGGGTGTTAGTTTAACTGGCATCATGGATAATGATCTTACTAATGGAAAAAAAGGTAAGAAAAAATTGACAGAGGCACTTGAAGAGTTGAGAGAAGTTGCCGTACAAACAAATAAAGAATGGGCGGAAAAATTGGGTATTAATCAGTCTGCCGCAATTACATGTGTAAAACCATCAGGCACAGTATCACAATTAGTTGATAGTGCATCTGGAATTCATGCAAGACACAATGATTATTACATCAGAACTGTTAGAGCAGACAATAAAGATCCGTTGTGTAAATTTATGAAAGATGCGGAATTTCCTAATGAACCAGATGTAATGAAACCACAGCATACAACAGTATTTTCATTTCCAATGAAATCTCCTGAAGGATGTGTTATGAGAAACGATATGACCGCCATTGAACAGATGGAATTGTGGCTGGCATATCAGACGCATTGGTGTGAACATAAACCTTCTGTTACTATTTCTGTTAAAGAAGATGAATGGCCGGAAGTAGGATCTTGGGTTTATAATCATTTTGATAGAATTTCAGGAATTTCTTTCCTACCTTTTAGTGAACATACATATCGCCAAGCACCATATCAAGATTGTACGGAAGAGGAATATTTAAATGCTCTAGATGCAATGCCTAAGAATGTTGATTGGACTAAACTTGCTGAATTTGAGAAAGAAGATTTTACGGTTGGATCTCAAGAATTGGCATGTAGTTCTTCATCCGGGGGCTGTGAAGTGGTAGATTTATAACATATAAAATCCGAGATTTCAAAGAATCTCGGAGATATAAATACTATTGTCAGAAAAATATACCAACCAAAAAATAAAGAGTACAGTTATGGATTGGAAAACATTAGAGCCGGTTTTTATTACTTCATTGATTGGATTAGTTGGATGGGCATTGATTGAAATATCCAATTTAAGAGTTTCCTCCGCAAAAATTCAAACGGAAATATTGTATGTCAAAGATGATTTGACACAAATAAAAAATGATTTGAAAATCATTAGAAAAGAAACAGTTTTAATAGATCCATATTCAGAAAGTATTATAAAAAAACCAGTGAATTTTGAAAATTAATTAATGAAGGAGTTTGATGTTAAAGCATGAAATAGATTTTGAAAAAGGAACTTATGTCATTGGACATTTTACATATCCACAGTGCCCCTCATGTGATCTGGCAAAAAATTTATTAAAAGAAAAAAATATTCAATATATGTTCATTCAAGCAGATAAAAAATTGTTTGGAAAAGTTATGAACATTACTAAATCTACCTCCGTGCCTCAAATTTTTATGGATGGAAAATATATTGGTGGGTTTGAAGAATTACAAGATCATTTAACAGAAAAAGAATAATCAAAAAATATTTTATGAAATTTGATTATATAAGTGACATTCATATGGACACTTGGAATGATGACTTATCTTGGAAAACTACTAAAAATAGTAATTTTTTAATTATAGCAGGTGATGTCGCAGACAAATATGATGATATAAAATATACCTTAAAAACTCTCGGAAAATTATACGAAAAAATATTTTATATTGATGGTAACCATGAATATGGTACCATGAGATTTGCATATGAGGAACAAAAAAATAATTTAAGAAATTTATGCAAAGAATTACAAAATGTTTATTTTTTACCAGATAATCCTGAAATTATTGATGGTATTGGGATAGCAGGCGTATGCGGATGGTGGACTTTTGATTTTTCAGGATGTGATGCGAAAAACTGTATAAATTGGCTTTCAGCAAATAGTAAAACATGGCACGAATTTCAACATACCGAATATCAAGTTGATTCTGATCTAATTTATTATTTTTTTAACAAATTGGCACTCAATGATTATAATTCATTAAAACATCATTTGAAAAAAATTTATGATAAAGTCAGTAAAATTATAGTTGTTACACATACATCGTGTAATCCTAAAACTTCGGTCAACACCTATCCTACGGGAGAAGATATAAGAGGCTTATATGGTAACAGTTACATGATGAATTTGGTAGCACAAAATAAAAAAATTAAATATTGGATAAATGGTCATTGTCATGTTAAAAAGTGTGTTAGGGAATATGATGTGAATTTTATTAATAATCCCAGAGGAAGACCGTGGGATTGTGCAGATGAAGAATATACTATAAAAACTTTAAATATTTAATAATAAATAGTAAAATAAATGGAAATAAAAAGTCCTTGTAAAAAAATTTGTAAATTGAATGAATGTAAAATTTGTGTAGGATGTGGAAGAACACTGGATGAAATAATAAATTGGACTAAATATGACAAAACCGTTAAAGATGAGATCATTAGAAGATCCTTTGGAAGAATCACAGAAAAAAATAATTTCTGCGATGAGTGAAATATTATTTGTACTCAAAGATGAAATGGAAAAAGTAGATTTAACAATAGATGATATTAAAAACAATCCTCAACCTGATGTTGAATATATGACGATGCCTATTAAATTAAAATGCTATCAAGACGGATTAAAATTTGCTTTTAAAATTATTAACAAATATAAACAAATAGAAAGCATGACGAATAATGGAAAATAATATAAAAATAGATTGTTCTTTTTGTGACTCAATTTATGAATTATTATTTGAAGGAGATGAAAGACCTGAATATTGTTCCTTTTGTGGTGAATTGATCGATCTAAAAGAAGAAGAGGATGACAATTGGGATAATTGATAAAAAATATATCGTTGGTATTGATTATTCATTGACTAGCCCTGCAATTACGGAGTTTTATGGATTTGATTGGGATTATAATATGGGCACTATTAGCCATAGTTGTTTGGCTAGTAATGAAAGACAATGGACCAGGTGGTCCTGCATCTCCGGTATAGATATTAAACTTTATCCGATTTATGACGGAGACATTAAGAGATATAATAAATTGTCGGAATGGGTTTTTGATAGAATAGTACTGCACAATAGGCGACCGGAATTTGTTTTTATAGAAGATTATGCTTATGCGGCAACTGGAAAAGTTTTTAATATAGCAGAAAATATGGCAATATTAAAAAATATGTTAACTACTGTCGGTTTAAAATATTTTATGATACCTCCTACCGTAATTAAAAAATTTGCCACTGGTAAAGGTAATGCAAACAAAGAAAAAATGTATGAGAGTTTTTTTATAGATACTAAAAGAGATTTAGAAAAAGAGTTTAACATAAAAAAAGATAAAAATCCTATCTCTGATATAGTTGATTCCTATTGGTTATGCAAGTATGGATTTTTTAAGTTAAAGGAGTAGATGGCAACAATACCAGAAGAATATTCAGATTTTGATTTTGGATTTTCGGCAGTTGATGATGAGGAGTATAAAGCAAAGACTGCAGAAGTAGAACAAAAAATAGTTGAAATTGAAACAAAATCAGAGAGTATAGTTAATTTAGAGAAAAAAATTGATACTGCGATTAAAGAATTAAATTATAAAAAAGAATATTTAGAAGAAAAATACCGTGAAGACATGCAAGAAATAGAAAAATTAATTTTACCTTTATTATATAATTTAATGAAAAATCCTGAAAAAGATTATATATATTGGCCAAATCGTGAATCAATAATTACTAAACAAATAGAAAAAATTAAAGATATAACAAATGATTTGGATTAAAAATGCCAACACATCAATTAAATTTTAAATCCACAAATCAAACATGGACCTTAAAAGCAGAGGATGCAGCATACACTGGATATCCTAATAGTGGACAATTTTCTATTTATAATGGTACTACTAAGTTATGGGGTATAACGGAAAGTGGATTTACTTCTGAAAAAAATAAACCAATGTTCATGGCATACGGAGTGACAAATTTTACTGTTGGATCTTATTTAAATTTTCCCGTCACTTCAATAAATATTGGAAATTATTACGATACTTCAACTGGAAAATTTACTGCCCCCATTTCAGGAAATTATATATTTACAATGAGTTCAATTAGCAATAATTCACCAGGTGTGTATAGATTTTTCTTTTATGTTAACGGAGCCCAACATATTTCAGATTTACATATGAGATTGGATAGTACTGGAGCAGCAAACACTTATGAGTATGGCGAGAGGAGTTGGATTGTACCGATGACAGTCGGTGATTATTTTCAAATTTATTTTTCAGCCGGGCCTGTTAATATATACCCAAACAGTACTAGTACTACTCATTATCATTCTTTAATTGGTTATATGATAAATTAAAACGGATAATAGGATAAAATTATGGCATACAATGAACACGTAATAGATCATTTCAATAATCCCAGAAATGTGGGATCACTAAATAAAGATGCTG